CGTCAACTTATTGACGCGGGATCCTTGGCTAACCTCCCAGGGGGACTCAAAGCGCGGGGACTCCGAGTAAAGGGAGACGACACCCCGATTGCCCCAGGTGAATTTAGAGATGTAGACATCCCGGGCGGGGCGATCAAAGACAACATTATGACTCTGCCCTACAAGGAGCCGAGTCAAACACTGTTACTGCTTTTGAATCAGGTCAATGACGAAGCCCGTCGTTTGGCCTCAGTCGCTGACATGAAAGTCTCGGATATGTCAGCCCAAGCACCTGTCGGCACAACCCTGGCTCTGTTAGAGAGACAGTTAAAGACGATGAGTGCCGTGCAGGCCCGAGTACATCACGCGATGAAGCAGGAGTTCAAACTCCTAAAGAACATCATCCGTGACTATACGGAGGACTCTTATGACTATGAACCGCAAAAAGCTCCAGCGCGAGCAAAGAAGGCTGACTATGATCTTGTCGAGGTCATCCCAGTCTCTGATCCCAACGCCGCCACTATGGCGCAACGAGTGGTCCAGTATCAAGCGGTTATTCAACTGGCTCAATCCGCGCCTCAGATTTACGACCTTCCTGCTCTACACCGCCAGATGCTTGATGTCCTGGGCATTAAAGATGCAGCCAAACTCGTCCCAACCATCGACGATCAAAAGCCCGTAGACCCGGTATCCGAGAATATGAATGCCCTGAAGGGAAAACCGCTCAAGGCGTTCATTTACCAAGATCACGACGCCCATATTGCGGTGCATCAGTCAATGATGCAGGATCCCAAGATCATGGGGGCGATTGGCCAAAACCCAATGGCCAACCAGATTCAAGCCTCTCTCATGGCTCATATCGCAGAACACGTTGGCTTCAAATATCGCAGGGATATTGAGAAGACTCTAGGCGTCCCGCTGCCCGCACCTGATAAGACTTTGCCAGAGGATGTCGAGGTTCAGCTCTCCCAGCTCGTAGCCCAGGCTGCAGCCCAGCTTCTCCAGAAAGATCAGGCCGAGGCTGCCCAACAACAGGCTCAAGCCCAGGCTCAGGATCCTATTATCCAGATGCAGCAGCAAGAACTCCAGCTCCAAGCCCAGAAACTTCAGATGCAGTCTCAAAAGGATCAGGCAGAACTCACGCTCAAGGCTCAGGCTCAGGAACTGGAGCGGGAAAGAATCATGGCCGAGAACAAACGCGAGGCCATGCGTTTAGCAGCAAAAGAACGCGGCGAGGACAAGAAAGTCCAGACCGCCATCCTGAAAGAGACACTAAAACCAAAAGGATAGTGAATGGATACGAGAGTGCTAGAAGTAATTTCCTCTCAAATAACCGACCAAATTGCACAGACACAAGAATTTCTAGGCACCGGCCAAGCCAAAGACTATGCCGAGTACCGAGAGAGTTGCGGCAAGATCCGAGGGCTGATTGTCGCAAAGCAACAAATAGAAGACCTCGTGCGCAATTTGGAGAAGTCAGATGACTGAAATACTCATCGGGTCAAATGTTGACACCCTAGAAGCTACGGTCCTCCCGGAAACGGCGGAAGAAAAGGCCAGGCAGCTACCAAAACCCCGGGGCTACAAGATTCTGGTCTGTATACCGGAGATAGAAGATAGCTACGAAAGCGGAATCCTGAAGGCGGACCAGATTATCCGGTTTGAGGAATTGCTTACGAATGTCCTTTTTGTGGTCGAGATGGGACCCGATTGCTATAAGGACAAGGACCGTTTCCCCAACGGCCCGTGGTGTAAAAAAGGGGATTTTGTGTTGGTCCGAGCCAACACTGGTACTCGGCTAAAGATTCATGGCCGGGAATTTAGACTGATTAACGATGATTCTGTGGAGGCCGTAGTCGAGGATCCACGTGGCATTTCTCGTGCATAAGGGGTAGAACATGGCTGAAATTGAGAAGGTGGAATACGAATTTCCGGACGAAAAAGAGGCTCGGGAGGCTAAAGAGGCCCAGTCAGAGCTGCCTTTAGATACTCAGACTCAGGCAAATGATGAGACGGAAATTGAGGTTATAGACGATACCCCAGCGAGAGATCGCGGCAAGAGACCTCTAGACACCGCCCCAGAAGACCCGACCGATGACGAGTTAAAGAAGTACTCAGAGGATGTCCAGAAGCGGATTGAGAAATTTACCAAGGGCTACCATGACGAGCGCCGGGCCAAAGAGGCGGCCATGCGTGAGAAAGAGGAGGCCATCCGCCTGGCTCATGCCATTATTGAAGAGAACAAGAAACTCAAGGGTTCCTTAACTAGAGGCCAAGAGGCTTTGATCCAGCAGGCCAAGGCGGCGGTTGACTTGGAGATGGAAAAGGCCAAACGTAGGTTCAGGGAAGCCTATGACGCCGGGGACTCGGAGGCTTTGACAGAGGCCCAAGACGCCCTGACCAAGGCAAACATGAAAGCCGAGCGGATCGCAAATTTTAGACCCGCCCCTTTACAAGAAGAAGAAAAGCGAGTAGAAGACAAAACATTCGTTCAAGCACCTCAACCGGATACCAAAGCACTTGCCTGGCAGGATAAAAATCAGTGGTTTGGGCAGGATGAGGAAATGACCAGTCTAGCGCTTGGATTGCACCAAAAGCTGGTCAAAAGTGGGGTGAACCCACAGAGTGATGAGTACTACGAGCGCATTGACTCTCGTATGCGACAAGTCTTTCCGGATGCCTTCAGTACTTCTCCGGACGATTCCGACAAAGCCGAAAGGCCAAGTCGTGCCAAAGCTAGCGTGGTTGCGCCTGCGACACGCAGTACGGGATCTAAAAAGATCACGTTAACCCAGACGCAGGTAAACATCGCCAAGCGGCTTGGTGTTCCTTTGGAACTCTATGCCAAAAAGGTTGCAGAAGAAGCGAGGAAAGCAAATGGCTGAGAACAGAAATAGTCGTGATATTGAAAAGCGTGAATCTACCGAGCGTGTAAAGAGTTGGGCACCGCCCACCCTTTTGCCTGTTCCTGATCCCCAGGACGGGTATGCGTTTCGCTGGATTCGTATTTCAATTCTCAATCAACCTGATCCCACCAATTTGTCTTCCAAACTTCGCGAGGGCTGGGAACCCGTAAAGTTATCTGATCACCCCGAACTAAAGTTGTATAGCACCGATACCTCGGAGCGCTATAAAGACAACGTGGTTGTGGGAGGTCTGATGCTTTGCAAGACCCCGCAGGAGCTGGTTGACCAGCGGAATGCTTACTACCAACAGCAGACCGACAATCAAACATCTTCTGTCGATAACAACTTTATGCGCGAATCTGACCCACGGATGCCGCTCTTCAGAGATCGGAAATCGTCGGTTAGCTTCGGTAAAGGCTCATAACTTTTTGAACGAGGTTTAACATGGCTTATCCTACGGTATCAGCCCCATATGGACTAAAGCCCATCAATCTAATTGGTGGACAAGTCTATGCGGGACAGACTCGCCTGATGGAAATTGCAAGTGGCTATGCTACAAACATTTTCTATGGTGATCTGGTAAAAAGGGTGTCCGATGGAACGATTGAGAAAGACACAGGAACGACCACAGCAACACCGTGTGGTGTGTTTCTTGGCGTTACTTTCACAAACGGTTCTACCGGTCAGGTACAAAATCAACAGTTTTATCCAGCATCTCAAGGTATTAAATCAGGCACAAAGATTTTTGCCTACGTTGCTGATGATCCTGATACGTTGTTCCAAGTCGCTGTAGTTTCTGGCACCACAGTTATTAGTGGTGTTGGTATTACTGCAATTGGAAACAATGCAACATTGGTGCAAAACGCAGGTTCGACAACCACGGGAGATTCTAAAGTAGCAATTTTGGATTCAACCGCCACAACGAACACTCTGCCTATTCGTATTATTGATGTGGTTAGGGATACCGAAACCACGGCTAATAACTTCCCAGAAGTCATTGTGAAGATTAATGCGACTATGCACCAGTACAACAACTCAACTGGCGTATAAGGGAGCTAAATCATGGCTATTTCACGCGCACAACTACTGAAAGAGCTGCTCCCTGGACTGAACGCATTGTTTGGTCTGGAGTACGCACGTTATGGTGAAGAACACAAAGAGATCTACGAAACTGAGACCTCTGAGCGTTCCTTTGAAGAAGAGACCAAGCTGTCCGGATTCTCCGCCGCACCGGTGAAGAACGAGGGCGCTGCCATTGCTTATGACAATGCGCAGGAAGCCTGGACTGCACGTTACAACCACGAGACTATCGCCCTGGGCTTCTCGATCACGGAAGAGGCAATTGAGGACAACCTCTATGACTCCCTGTCATCGCGATACACCAAGGCTCTGGCCCGTGCTATGGCTTACACCAAACAGGTCAAAGCCGCTAACGTGATTAACAATGGCTTCTCTGGCGGTGTCTACGCTGGTGGTGATGGTGTTGCTCTGTTCTCAACAGCACACCCATTGGTCTCTGGTGGAACTAACTCAAATCGTCCAGCTACTGGCACTGACCTGAATGAGACCTCTCTTGAGGCCGCTGTTATTCAGATCGCTGCTTGGACGGATGAGCGTGATCTGCTGATCGCCGCAAAGCCTCGCAAGCTGGTTGTTCCTCCGAACCTTATGTTCGTGGCAACCCGCCTGTTGGAAACTGACCTTCGCGTCGGCACGGCAGATAACGATATTAACGCTCTGAAGAACAATGGTTCTATCCCAGAGGGTTATACCGTTAACCACTATCTGACAGATGTAAACGGCTGGTATCTGACAACCGATGTGCCTAACGGCATGAAGTACTTCGTTCGCACTCCGCTGCAAAACAGCATGGACGGGGACTTTGACACCGGTAACGTCCGTTACAAGGCTCGTGAGCGTTACAGCTTTGGATTCTCGGATCCATTGGGAATGTTCGGTTCGCCGGGCGCTTCCTAAGCAAAAAAGAGGGGGGTTGAAAGACCCCCCTTTTGTTGTATTCTGTTGTTAAGTCTAGGATTTTTACTCATATCGACTGGCCTAGCAGACTTAGTAGAGACGATATGAGGATGTGCTACTACACGGAGAATTGTCATGGCACGTACTACTTTTCAGGGGCCAGTACGGTCCCTTGGCGGCGTTTATCAACAAGGTGCAAATTCGGTTGTAGCGATTACCTCTAGCACCACACTTACCCCAGAAGATCACGGCGGACGGATTATTTCCGTTGGCGGCACGTTAGCGTCAAATCTTACTTTGACACTGCCACCAATTGTGACCACAGCTAATGCTGCTTCTGCTGGACCGGGGCCAGATCCTAATACGCTGAACAATCAAGGCGTGGTCTACACCATCTGGATTCCCACCACAATCGCAACCTCATCGTTGAAGATTGGAACTGATGGAACAGATAAATATGTTGGCTCTGTGCTTTCAATAGACACCGACTCAACAGATGCTACTCGTGGCTTTGTTTCAGGTGCTTCAAATGACTTTATTAACTTCAACGGAACCACAACCGGCGGTATCGCTGGGACATGGGTGCAGATTTTTGCCATAGCCGCATTGAAGTACATGGTCACCGGTGTAGCACTTGGATCAGGAACTGTCGCAACTCCGTTTGCTGACTCCTAATTAAGGGGGCCAACATGGCTATGCAAACTGATGTACAGGCCAGCGTACCAATTACTGGTGATGGGTTATTTACTGATCA